TTGCACATATTCCTGCAGACATTCTCAAGTATGCTTGTGATGAGATATGTAAGACAAGTACATTCTTTCCATCACTTGCTGAGTTCATCAAGTACACAGAAAAACCATACGACAGAAGACTAAAATTAGTATCAGGAATCATCAATAAGATTCTTACATACTCAGATAAAAATGATCATCAAACATACTTAAGTGCTTGATATTAATATATAAATCAGTTATGCTGATAGCAACTAACTATTAAACTTGGAGGTTACAATGACAGTTAGCACGATCAACCCTACCATATCGCCAATGAAAGAAGATTACATTCGTGGATCAGATATGATTGACATCATGAATGGTAATTGGAATAAACTATGGAACATAAAGAAAGGTTTGAAAGGCAGACCTGATCTATCACATCAGTTCAATGTTCAGCTTGGAATTGCTACTGAACAATTCAATATCAAATGGGCTGAAGAAAACTATTTACTTAGCTTTAATGAACAAGCTAGTAGTCAATTAATTTATGGATCTATACCTCTAACAGGAACGCTTGATGGATTTTCTCCACAAAATAGTGAGGGTGAAAAAGAGTTCATAGGTATAGAATGTAAACATACATACTCATACAATACTATGGACAAGATGCTTGATTTCTATATGCCACAGTTACAGTTTTACATATGGCTTGCTAAACTAGACAAGATGATCTTCTCTGTTATCTTTGGCAATCAATGGAAAGCAGTAGAAGTATATCCATCTGCTGAGTATTTAGAACTTATGAAAGATCAGATCAAAATGTTTTGGGATACACTCGTTCATAACAAAGAACCTGATGATCTCAACTACAACAACCAAGTACTAAAAGATAATCCTGCATCTATAGATAGTGTACCGATAAATAAATTGGTAGCACGAGATGCATCAAAGAGTAATTCATTTGTAATAAACTCAAGAATGTACCTTGACCATGAAGGTAATGCTAAACAATTTGAGATGGCTAAGAAAATGCTCAAAGAAGAGATCAAATCTAATGAACGAGAAGTATATAATGATTTGGTATCAGTAAAGAAAGACTCACGAGGATCGGTTCGTATAACAAAGAAAGGGTAAGCCGATCAAAACTTACCCTTGTATCTATAACATCTGGAGGTTGACATGACAGATACTAAAAGTACTACCAAAAAAGTTACACCTAGTAAAGTAACTTCAACACTAAAGCAGGCTATGCTAGAGTTCCAAAGACTTGCAGTATCAGCAAGCAAAGACTCTACTAACCCACACTTCAAGAGTAGCTACTCATCTCTTGAGGCTGTAATCAAAGCAGTAAATCAAGGTAATCAGTTTGGATTATTCTTTACCCAAGAAATGTGTGCTGATTATATCAGTAATGAAAATGAACCTGATGTAATACAACCAAAGGTAAAGACTACAGTACATCATGTGAATGATAAAGAAACATTTGTATCTGAGTTACCAATCATATTGCAAGCTGCTTCAATGCAAAATCCACAGAAAATGGGTGCAGCAATAACATACTACAAAAGATATACATTACAAAGTGTGTATGGATTACCATCTGAAGATGATGATGGTAACTTGGCAAGCAAGCCTTCAATAAAAACTTCAAACGCAATGTCATCACAAGGAGCATATGACGATGGATTATGATAACACAGACAGAGGTAGCCTATTCAAACCACGAGCAGATGAAAGTCTGCTTGTGCAAGGCAAGATAGATAGTAACAGGAGTGAGTATAGATTAGTTATAATCAAGTCCTCATTACCTGATGGTAAGACTGCAAGAGATGTCTATCAAAAGGTTGGCACTATGTATGAGAATGACAAGAATGGTAATGAGAAAGCACCTGATTTCTCAGGGCCAGTCTTGTTCAATGGTCAAGACAAACGTAGGATTGCAGCTTGGAAAACTGTATCTAAAGATGGAGCAACTAAGTTTCTGTCATGTCGTGTCGGTGACTCAACACCTAGAACAGATGGGTTCAGCGATAACTCTGTATCAATAGAGCAGATCAAAGCAACAGCCACAGATGTAGAAGGAGATCTAAGTGAAGATGAAATACCTTTCTGAAAATAGATATGACTACTGTCATATGTGTGAGGTTGAACTACCACGCACAAGAGTTAAGAGGCAGAACTATACTAGATGTCGTAGCTGTGTAAGTAAAAAAGCCATGACTGGTAGTAGTTTTGATCTTAGAAAAGAAATACTAAGCAATCCCAACTACTGCGATACAACAAGAAAAGATTGGGAAAGCCAAGAAATTAATGTACCACAAGAACCTATGTTTATCAGAGGAGGACACAGATGATAGGTAAAGCAAGAAACACAGATCCAAAGACATCACATGACGCAGCACAAAGCATGGATACAAACAAGCTAGAACGTATTGTGTTAGATGCAATCAAAGCACATGGAAACAATGGTGCCACACATGATGAAGTATGGGATTATCTACATACATCAAAAGGTAATGCAATATTTCGAGAGGGTAGCATCACACCACGATACAAACAACTAGAAGTCAAAGGACATATCTATACCAATGGCACAACAAGGAAAGGCAAAGCAGGTCGTGGACAAACAGTAAGATATGTTAAGCCAGTAGGATTTACTGCCGAACATAACGACATGAATGTAAGTATAGAACTATCAGCTAAACTTAGACAACAAGAAGAACAAGACTACCAAGATGGTGTAGCTAATCTTCATGAAGATCAGGCTATGGAACGACACGCACAGTTTCTAAAGAATATTAAGTAACGATTGTTCTAATACGATTAACTAAACGATTGGCTCGATTTGGTACTTGATGATACCACTTCGAGTCCATCATTTGATAAGATGCTTCTTCCCAGTTACGAGAATCAACAGCAGCTTTCATCTTTAAAAATTTGGATAGACGAGGCCTTCCCATATTGAACATCATGTTAGCAATGATATGTTGTGCATCAATAGGTAGCACATCAAAGTCATCATAAAGTTTCTTACATTCTTCTACAGTTGTATGTATGTCAGTAGTAAGACAATGCTGTACTCTCTCATTAGACACAGGAGTACCAACAGGCTTTTCATATTCTTCGTCCCATTCTGTAATAAGGTGACCCACGCCTAGCGTTGGTAATCCTAAATGATCCAAATAAATTTCATGCTTAACTCCTTCATCAAGTATGATCTCATCTTTAAACTCTTTCATGTTCATTATTTTTTATCCTTGCCCTTTAATCTTTCTAGTGTACGCATTCCACCAAGACCAAGCATACCCATAAGCACAGGTAACATGGTTGCTGTGTCTGCTTGTGGTATATCTATACCAAACCCTGCACACAATGGCGATACCAAAAAGTTGACAAGAAATCCAAGAACACACACCCAAGCAGTAGCAGGCCTCCACGAAGATTGGAACCAATTACCTTTTGCTTCAGCCTCATTAACTTTGATCTGTGCCAATGCAATTTCTTGTGCGTGTTTCTCTGCCATAGTAGAAATCTCATGGCTAAGTTTTTGTTTTGTATCTGCATCAGGAATAAACTTATCAAGTATACCTGTTACTGCAGGAATTAAAGCTGCAATCATTAATAAACCCTCACTTTCTTTTCATCAACTTGTGGTATTAGTTTACACATACATTTATATATATCTGATCCCTGATCTGTGTCATAAGTCTGACCACTCAAATGCTCAGAATAAAACATACAATCTTTAACGGACCTAAAGTATATAGACCCATGCACTACTCCATTCATATAACAAGCTAACATAAATGCTGTCATATTATTCCTTTCTTCTTAGCTACAATAAACAATACACCAATAACACCAGTCAATACAGTTGCTATAAGAATACCTAATATAATTTTAAGAGCCATATCTTTTATATAATCTTTACGTTTTTGTTGTTTAACTCTAGCTTCTTTCCTTGCCACACGAGCATCAGCACAGAAATGAACGTAATCTTTATAGAGATTAGCACGACCATATAGTTGCATATACTCTCGTAGTTTTTCTTGCTTAACTCTAATAGATTCAAGAGCCATGAACTCTTCAAGGTCATTGTCTGTCTTGCCTAAGAAGTTAGTCCAAATACTATTCTTTTTTTTATGTAAATCTTGTTGTAGTTTTTCTTCAGCACCTACAAAATTAGCGATTGCTGATCCTGCACTACTTAAATCTTTGCCATTTTCAAGGGTTTGTTTGATTATTGCAAAGGCACTATTTGCAACCATAAGCATTTCAAGCATAGGCTACCTCACTAGTAAACCTATGAGTAAAACTATAGCAGTACCACTAGTACCAATCATAATATGTTCGATACGTTTTATTCTAAGTATAGTTTCTTTCCATCTCTCAGAACAAACTGCCTCGTGTGTATCTATCTGTGCTTTTACTTCACTAGCCTTTACCATTTACACCTCGTCAGGAAAATCATAGATAGGTGCATTACCAGTAGGGTTGTTGTCACTATCCATAGGTACATCAAACAATGCCTTAAAAGCATCTAGATCAGCACAACCATTGATCTTATCTTCTATAGTTTTACTGGCAGTCCTTACTGCTGATCTATATGTACTAATATCAGAAGGTATTGCAGTTGATGCTTCTGCTTTTCTTGTCACATACCAATCAGAACTAGCTAGTAAACCATTAGCAGTTGTTTTAGTTTGTGCAATCCAATTTGATTTAAGACCTAACTGAACCATTTGTTTCCCAGTTCTAGGATCGTTGACTGCTTTGCCATCTTCATCAACTACATTTTCATCTTCTAGTTTACGTTCAATACCTTTAGCCCAATAAAATCTATCGTCATAACTTGTATCAACATCAGATTCTATAGATACACCCCACTTAGATAAGTCATCACTTGACCATGAAGATGACCAGTTATAAGGGTGCTTAAACCCATCATCATCTTGCCATGCCTTACCAACCTTGAGGTATCGTTCTTTATATTTATAAGCCATATCTTCTCCTATCTTGCGTTTGCATACTTAAATGGTTGTTCGGCAAATGCCATGTATATGTGTGTTCCACTATTAAATGCAGTAGATGTATTTCTTATTTTGAAACCATTTGAAAGAAAATCAAAAGATGTATAATCAGAACCATTACTTTCTTGATTTGCTGAATCTGCCATTAAATATTTACCAGTTACATTGTCAACATCTCTAACAGCATCAATTATCCACCAAGTAGCACTTCCATCAGTTTTTTTAACCATAACCCAAGCAGGTCTAAATCCAGTAAAGACAAACGTGCCATCTGTAGAGCCATTTCCAGTATAACTGCCAAACTTTGAGTAACCCTCTATCTCTGCGAAACAATAGGCTACGTAAGTATTACTTGCGTTCATCATATTATCTGTACCAACAGTAAATACTGAACTTGTTGGGGTAGTGTTATTCCAAAAACTTACATTTGT